TCACATCATCTTTTTGAGGACTGTTCGGAATGTTTTCTGCAGGTATTGTTTCACGGGCAACTCGTTCCTCTTTGCTAGTTTTCTGAGGGTTTTGTCTACGCCTGTCGTGTACTGTATCGCTCTTTTTGGTTTTTTCACTATGAATTGTGAAAGCCCCAGATTTTCGGCCACCTGCCTCAACACAAGTTTTCGCAGCCCGTTATCTGGCAGTTCGATTTTTTGTTTTACAGATAAATCTGCTGCGAATTTCGCTATTTGATATGTCGCAAAGGGTAGACGTAGTTCTACGTTATGGAAATCGCAGATTTTGAAATCCCTTTCGAAGTTGCTTTCATACATCTTGACGATATCGTGAAAAATCATTTTCCGCAATTTTTCGCTGCCCAATCGTAAATAATAATTTATGTATCGCTTGTAGCCTCCGAACAGTTCATCCGCGCCCTGTCCGGCTAACATAACTTTGATTTCCATCTCACCCGTCTCTTCTGCTGCCCAATAGAATGGAATGCCTATGCTCGTCTTAACGGGGTCTGGTTCCTCAACCAGCCAAAGAACTTTTGGAAGAACTTCTTCTACATCCTCTTCGTCATAAATGCAAATGTGGATCGGCAGTTTCAGCTCTTCTGCCACCTTTTTCGCATAATCTGTTTCTGGCTGGTTTTCTAGGCTTACGTGGATCAAATGCACATTTACGCCTGAATTTTTGGCGAGGAACGCGATTATGCTGCTGTCTAATCCTCCCGAAAAAGCTACTGCGGCTTCCTTCAACCCTGAAACTCGGTCTTCCATTGACTGTTGCAAAAATGTTTGAAGTTTTCTGGCTGCTGCTTGCATTCTCATCTTCTTTGCTCTCGAATAAGCAAGGGTTTTCATGGGTTTAAATTTGAAGCCGCTTCTATTGGCGAGTGCCATGTGCCCCGGCGGAAACGAATTTACAGTTTTTATTCCGATTCTCCATAACGCTTTACGTTCGGAAGCCAGAGCTGCAAAGTCCATGTTTTCGCCGTAATAGAGCGGGCGGATGCCCATCGCGTCTCTGCCTGCGATAATCCTTTCAGGTTCAGCTACTGAGAAAGCGAAGTCGCCCTCGGTTTCTTTGATGAGGGTTTTAATAGCTTCTGTACGATTTTGTTGAAGTTTTTTGGCAGCAACTTCCGCGTCAGAAACTTCTGTTGTGGTCGGATAGATTCTTCCCTCAAAAACCAGCGTTGCATCTTCAAGTCTTATTGGTTGGGACTTGCCAAGTGTAGGAATTTTTGAGGAAACATGCCCAATAACCACTGCCGAGTTTACATCTTGGTTCTGCAATGCTTCAATGGATTTTTCCATCTTTACAATTTTTGGTGATGCTATTCCAAAGTTTTCAACGCTTTTATGCTTCAACATTTTGAACATGGCAACTGCCGTTTCTGTTGCGTTTCCGCCCCATTTGTTTATGACTGCTATTATTGCTCCCACTTCAATGAACCCTTCGGTTTAAGCTGTTATGTATTGTTTTGGTAAAGCATTAATCTTTTAATGTCTTGGTATGGAGATGTCTCCCGCTAGCCCCCTTTTTTCTGTTTTTATTTTGGTTGCTTAACTTTTTGGAGGTTTACGTGTAAATGTCCAAGTGTAGGCTCTGCTTCTCTGTGACGGGCCACGAAGCTGATTATGCTCTGACTTTTGGGAAGGATGAGCGCGTTTTGAAAGTCTGCCGTTATTGTCATGAAGACTTGACCCTTTTAGGGTTTCGAGCCAACCAGGTTGTGCGTTTGGAAGCTGCTAAACTGTTTAGAGGGTGTCTTCCCTTGCGCCATTTTGTTGTTCTCGGACCTGTTTACACTTTGCTGGAGGCTTCTGGGGCATGACTGATTTTTTGTTTACTGTGCCTTCCGGAGAGCCTGTAGCCCTCGAGCCTTTTCACTATGCTATAATTGGTCAAACCCAATTTTCGGGTAAAACTACTTTGATTAAGCGTCTTTCGGAGTGGGTTGCCGCTCAGGGCTATAGTGTGCTGATTTTTGATACTAAGGAGACTGAGGCGGATTATGCGGGCTTCGGCAATGAGGTTCCTGTTTGTCTCCGTGAAACTACGGATAGCTTTGTTCTCATTGGTCTTTTGGAAAGCATGTTTAAGCGTAGGCTTACGCCCTACTATGCTACTTTAAGTCGTTTAACTGAGGCTGCCAAGGGCTTCGATGACATTATCAAACGTGCGAAGGATCTCGAGAGCAAAACAAAAAGCGGTTGGCTTCGAGATGCTTGCCGTGTTCTCTACGATCTTTTGGAAAGGCTACAGCGTGAAACTTCCAAGGTTGAAACCGTTCCGCAGTTGAAGCTTTATCCTGGCCTAAACCGCATGGTAATCAATGACTTCAGTCTTGAAGCTCAGCAGTTAATAATGAAAAATAGCTTTGAGGATCTGCTTCGCATTTACCGGCGCAAAACCATAGGTGTCATTGACGAAGCTTTCAAGTTTCTGCCTCAGGGCTATAGCTCAGCAGCCACACGAGCAATAATGAACGTTATGACACAAGGCGCCAAAACTGAGCTTTTCAGCTGGATTTCCACTCAGTTCTTGGCCGTGACGGATAAGGACCCGCTTAAGGCTTGTGCAATTAAGTTTCTCGGCACACAAGACCACATTACAGAAGTCAGGCATACGCTTGATTTGATTCCTGAAGTCCGCGGAAAATTCTCTGCAGACGATATTATGAAGCTTAAGCTTGGCCACTGGATTCTAGTTCGCAAACGTCCAATGTACGTGGGAACTGTGTATGCGTTGCCCGTGGATGTGCCTGGGGATGTTGGGCGTAAAGTAGCCTTGGGCGAATTGTCGCCTGAGTATGTACGTGACAATTTTTTGGAAGTCAAAGTTTTGGAGGTGGATGAAACGGTTTGGAAAGAAAAATATGAAGCTTTGAAAAAAGAGTTTGATGAAAAAGTTGAAGTGGAAAGGCAGAAGGCGTTTCACGAAGCCCTGCAAAAAGTTGATGAGATTAAGAAGCAATGGAATATTGAAGAGTATCAGCAAACTATCGCTCAACTTAAGGATGGAAAGGCAAGTTTTGAGTCGGAGTTAAAGAAACTTGAGCCACTGAAAGCCTTCAAAGAAGCTTTGATAAAGTTTTTAGGACAGATAGAGGCTAGACCGGGATTTGAACCCGGGACCCAAGCTGTGCCTTTTGAGGTTTCCGTTAGCCTTGAGCAGCCAGCACTAACCATCCAAAAGCGTACTCCGCCGCTTGCCCTTGATGATTCTACGCTGGAAGGAAAGATAGCTGTTGTTTATGCTGAGGGAGAATTGCCAAAAGACAAATGGTTTTCGGTGAGCGATGTTACTAAGGCTTTTCAAAGGCACGGATGGAACCAGGACCCACGTACAAGCTTGGCTTTGGATAAGTTTTGCCAGTGGGGCTACTTTGTGAAGCAAATGAGTGGAAAAAGACCTGACTATCGCCTTAAGGTAACGCCTGAGCAAGCTCGAGAGAAGGGCTTGCTGAAGGAGGTTGAGGCCTGAATGAGGTGTGCGAAGAGTGAGTTTAACGCTGACTGCGAGTGGTGTGACAGGGCTTGGGACTGTGAAATCTTTCGGCGATACAAGGAGTTGAAAAGGCGCTTGTGCAAGCCGATTGAGCCTTTGTGGTGAGGGAGATGAGCGATAGAGAGCTGAAGGAAAAATCTGTTTCAGAGTTTAAACGTGACCTCGTTGAAATCGAAAAGCGGTTCAAAGAAATCGACGAAGCCCGTGGAAACCCTGGAAAGCGTTTAAGCAAATAGGTGATTTTTTGGCTGGGGCTTTTAGGCGGAGAAGTCAAAATTTTGGTGGTTTGAAGTCAAAAGTCAAATTTGACTTTAGTACTGTTCGGACACGGGTTATTCCAATTTTGAAGCGTGTCGAGGTCGGTGACTATCCCAGTAAGATAGGCCGCATCTATGGATGGAGCAAGCAGCATGTTTTCTATTATCTTGCTAAGCTTCAGAAGGCGGGTCTTGTGAGGCGTAAGAAACGAACTAATGCCGTTTTCTACGAGCTTACGGATAGAGGTAAAGATTTTCTCGTGTCATGTGAGGGTGTGGTTTTTGGGTCTGGTGTGTATCGGTTGGATAGGTGTATGGTTAGGTATCGGATTGTTAGTGAGGGTTTGTTGCCTGGGGATTTTAGGCGTGTTGAGATGGTGAATTGGACTGCTTTGTTGGGTTTGGAGTTGGGTGTTGCTGTTAGGCATACGAGTTGTAGTTGGATTGTGCATGTTGAGACGCTTTATGGGCGTCATCCTGGGGAGTTGTTTGTTTTGGCTAAGAATTTGGCTGATCGTGTGGCTAAGAGTCTGATGTTGAAGTATGGCTGCAAGCTTAGTGAAGGGGAAATTTGTAAAGGCTATGAGATTGCTATAGACGATCCCGTGGCGCAGCTGCTCAGTCGATATTTTTGTGTTAGCACGCCTAAGCGGAAAATGGATCACAGTCCAGGAGAGTTGGAAGGCGAAATAGACCATCTAAGCCGTGACGCCGCTGTTGAGTATCTGCTTATGCCTGAACGTGTGAAAAAGTTGGAGGGGCAGGTGGAAGCCGTAGCATCTAACATGGAGGAACTTAACCAACTGCTGAAAAAACTGTTAGGCCTCAGCACAGAGTCTCCATATCAAGATGTCCGACAGACAAAAAAGGATAGTTATGTGAGTTGAGATGTTAGTGTTTTGCAGCAGTTCATGTAGATGTCTCATGTTCAAGTTTTGCAGTGATGTCCGGTTTCTTGTTTGTTTGTATTCTGAGGTTTTTCCATGAGTTTGAGGGTTTTGACTCGTAGGGCGAAAATGGAGCTTGTGACGGCTGAAGGCGACATCTGCAGCTTGTTGTTTCCGCAGGAAAGGGCTCAGCACGCCTGTAGGCTGTTTCTGGAACATTTGAAAAGGCGTGGCGGGCTTACCCGCAGCGAGCTAAGCCGGTTTGCGTGGGATTTGCAGGCTGGAAAAATCGAAAAGGGCTTTAAGTACAGTCGCACACGGTTCTACACGAACATCCGAAAGACTCTTTTAACGCTAGGCCTCATCGCCATCGAGCAGCGGTTTGTTGACGCTCCAGAACAAGATTTGGCTCCTGAAAGCCGCAGGCACAGAGACGTTGTCGAAAAGTATGTTCCCGTGCGACAGCCCATTCCGAAGCGACCGCCAGACGGCTTAAACCTGCCAAGGCTCATGTGGATAATATGTAAACGTTGGAACGACGAATTTTTAGAGAAAACGCATAGTTCTTAAAGAAACAGAGTCTATTGTTGCCCTGTCATACTTAGTTTGCGGTCTGTAGGACCGTCTGCCCGCATGGGACATTGAGGCGGATATGAAACTTGGTAAAGCTTAAACTTCAGTTCCCCTTAGATTTTTAACCAAGCTTTGGAATCAACAAAAATGTTACAGTTAGTAATAATGCAAGTTTCAGACCTACACAAAGAAATCTCAGTTTTCCCTAGCAACAAGGCTTTTGTGTCTTCCATCGTATCCGACATATCAAGGTATGCAAATGAAGAAATTCCCGTCCCAAGACCAGATATATTAGTGATTTGTGGCGATATTATTCAAGGCTCCGGTCAGATTGAAGATTTTGATGTTGCAATTCAAGAAATCGAACAGCAATATAGTGAAGTGACAGATATCCTAAATCAGGTATGTGCAATGCTATTTAACGGTGACAAAAATAGGATTGTGATGATTCCCGGTAACCATGACGTTTCATGGCCTCATTCGAGGAAGAGTATGCAAAAGCTCAACAAAGCTGATCATAACTTTGTTGGACTCTGCAAGCGGCCAGAAAGTAATGTGCGTTGGGATTGGAAGGATTTTTCATTCTATCAAATATACGACCGCGATCTCTACGAACAAAGATTGCTTCCATTTGCAAGGTTTTACACTGCTTTCTACAACAATCAACGAAAGTACTCATTAATCCCTGAAGAACAATATGACATTTTTGAATTTCCAAAATACAAGACGCTATTCGCAGGCTTTAACTCCTGCTTTCTGAATGATCATCTAAACCTGACTAGCAGGATTCATCCTGAATGTATAGCCAGTTGCTATAGTTACATTAGCCAAGAAAAATTTGACGATTGGCTGAAAATTGCGGTTTGGCACCATGATTTACATGGGTTTCCCAACAGAGCAGACTTTATGGATGAAAGAGTAGTACAATTTCTAATCGACAAGGGATTTCAGATTGGGCTTCACGGTCATCTTCACAAAGACGAGATTTTCGAGATCAAATTCAATGCGGATCAATCGGTTAAGATGCCTGTTTTTGGATGTGGAAGCTTGAGTGCATCGCCACAAAACATCCCTTTGGGAGTATCCAATCAGTACAGCATTATTGAAATAGACGATTCTTTGACCAACCTAAGATATCACATAAGAAAGGCTGTGGAGCAGCCTCCAGAATTGCCCATATGGATGCCCGGTAACATAAGGCAGAACAAAGACAAAAGCTACATAGATGTTAAACTAGAAAGACATATAGTAGAGGAATATGAAATGCCAGCTAAATCAGTTCTTCTAAAAGGATTAGTCGAAGTTGAAGACCTAATCGCAAAGAAGGAATACTCTCAGGCCTTGGCAAAATTAGAGCTTCTCGATCAAGGAAATCCGTTTGTCAGAAGATTTACAATCGAATGTCTCTGGCAATTGGACATGGATGGCGAATTGGCCGATTTCATAAAAGAGCCGAATTCAGTGACAGAATTCGCATATTTATCAGAGTCGCTGTGGAGAAGGAGCAGAATCAAAGACCTGAAAGAGCTTGTTGACAAACTAAGTTCTAGAACGGAAATCGTCGATTCCGAGCCATATAAACGGATTATAAAAAAGCTCGCAGATAGAGGGATCTAGATGGAGAAGATTAAATTCCAGATTGAGATAGAGAGAGTGCTGGACGTTCTTTCTAAAGAGATCTACGATTCTCCTTATGCTTTATTAAGGGAGAACGTTCAAAATGCTTATGACGCTGTTCTGATGAGGGAACACTATACTCAAGGAGAATGGTCAGCTAAAGCAGACGGTATAATAAGAGTGCAAGTGGGCAAAGAAAAGATAATCATTTTCGACAATGGAATCGGGATGCCAGAGAAGGTTCTAAAAGAGAACTACTGGAAGGCTGGTTCTAGTGGAAAAAAGACTGAACTTGCGAAAAAATCTGGAGTTATAGGCACATTTGGTATCGGAGGAATGGCAAACTTCGGGGTGTGCTCGAGGCTAAGAGTTGAAACGGAATCCATTGAAACCAAAGAAAGGATAATCAGCGAAGTTGATAGGAAAAATCTTTCTCTTTCAGAAGATTGCATCAGTATTGAGAAGATCGCTGCGATGGGTGCATATGGTACTACAATAACTGTGACACTTGATCCGCAAGTTACATTTGATCTTGAACATGCTCGGAACTATTTATCTCAATTTGTGCAATACTTGCCCACTAAGGTGGAATTGAACGGAATTGTTATCAGCCAAAAATCGATGGAGGAAAAGTACAGAGAGGATTCTCCTAGATTGGAGCGAAAATGGGTTGGATTCGAACACGCAGGAGTAAAAGCCGACGTTTTGATAAAATGTGACTACAATGCCAGAGTTTCAGCGTCCGTTAGCAACATATCGATATCGAGAGAGGCGATTGACGGAGTAGCTTATCTTAGACAGGATAGTGGTCATCTTTGGGGGCTTAGGAGCTCTTTTGGACTTGCCCCAATTCCAATAAGTTCCTTTTATTCTCTTGGGGGAATACTGAATCTCTCAATTCTTTTGCCTACCGCTGGAAGAGAGGCCCTGAGCAGGGGAAGCATCGATTTGGCATCAAAACTCATCAAGCTAGTAGAAGAATGCGCTACTATTACCCTGTCTGAATCAGAGATAAGCAATAGGAGCAACGCTTTCATGTCTTATATTCTATCGACCGGGAAAATATCCCTTGCTGGTAAATTGCAGCCAAAAGTTGAACCTGAACAAGAGATGACATTGGAAGAATTGAAAGAATACTCTCAGAATCAGACGGTCAATTACTATGATGGTGCTGATGTGGGACTCATAAAATCCTTAGCCACTCCGGATAAACTGTTGATCGTTTTGTCAAGATCTAGTCCAAGAAGACAAGTTGAAGCTCAATTCATTCAGCAATTCCTTAAAGCGGAAAAGATCGTAGATACGCCTCGAATATTGAAGGTGTATCCAGAAAGCGAGTATGAAATGGACGAAGTGTCTTTTGTGGTCTTGACGAAGAACATTCTTGAGGATGATTATGCACTTCAGAATGTTGAGATCAGGTTTGCCGATCTAACGCATAATCTTCCTCTTCTTGTAAGTTCTCCAACACAGGGAACAGTTGAAATAGCCATTCAGAGACGTCATCCAACGGTACAACCGATTCTTAGATGTTATCATGATTCACGTGACGTGTTTCCAGGTTTCATTAAAGACTATGTGAGGGTTTACATATACCCGCAGATCCGCAGCTGGGTTCCGTCTTCTACCAAGGAAGGTGCGGATGCTCTCCAGACGATACTTAAGAAGAAAAGAGAATTATATCAAATCGGGATTGACGACATTGGATTGACATCGGCATTTTCTGAGTTCTTGGCCGGCAAGGTATCATTTAATGAAGTAATCAATAAGTTCAGTGCGCTCAAAAACACTCAAACGCAAGAAATAGCAAGAAATAACATCGGAAGCCTTGAAACCGAAATACCCGACTTGGTTGAGAATCCCATTCAGCCGCCCAAAGAAGCCTCACTACTTGCATTTCAACCTTCACCGGCGATACTGAGAACAGAGGTAGGCACGGACAAGAAATTACTTGTAGTAGACAAACAAAGCCCTGTTTTAAACAATTTCAAGATGTTTCTGGCAATTTCTGAACGTGCCTTCAAAGAGGAATATTTCTTTTTCGTAGCCCCGCATGCCACGAGAATCATCTGGGGGGGCCATAGAATAATCTTCATATTTACGCATGCATCAAGTGGGTTCTCTTTATATTATGACATCGAATTGTTTGAGGATGTTGGGGGTCTTGCGGGTGGAGGGGTCTATCCAACTACCACAATCGTTACAAAGAATCGTATATTCATCCCAATTCCAGACAATTTGAGGCAGTATTTCGAAATCGCTTCTGGTAAGAGTGAAAGGAAATTCTATGTGAGATTCGATCTGCTTTAAGATGCTCTCTCGTTTGAAATGGTTCAAGTAGAGTAAATTGATCAAGAATATTTAAGTTCGGAACGCGATTATTATTTAGTGAGAGCTAAGCACACATTGATATCATCAATCAGATTGATGTTTGCTCCAACAAACTCCGCTCTTTTCATTTATGCTAAGTAGCACGCGCTCGTTCGGACATGCAACCCAGAAAATACTAATATCTTATTTTATCTCTACCAAATATGAAACTTTGTTTATCAAACCATAGGGTCAATAAAAACGATATAGCAATCTTAGAGAAAGTGGCGATAAAATGGTAAGAATGCATGCAGGCAGGCAAACCAGTAACCCAAACACGCCAACCACTATGTTGGTTCTTTACTAACATTTCTCTTATTTCTTCCTTTTTTCATCTTTCTTTTCTTTTGTGGAAAACGAGTTTTTCGGTATTCCAAGTAAAGTTCTGCTAGTCGAGCAATTAATGTAATCTTAAGAATACCGTCGCCATATTTCATTTCGTATTTGTTTTTTAAATAATCAAAGGTGTCTTGGATAACTTGGTCAGGTAATGTAATCAGAAAATCAATTGTTCTCTTTTGAATGGCATCATTTAGTTCTTTATGCTCAGTATAAAAGGTTCCTAAATTATGTTCGAGCAATGCTTCGACAGAAGAAATAGCACTTAGCCAATTTTTATTATCGCATGCCAATTTGCTAAGAACACAGAGACTTACGAACTCCATAGACTTCAAAGGAAGCGTTAAAATATGGTTTGTTTCTGGTTTCGCTCTTGTATCAAGTGCAAGTATCTTTTCGGACACGATATTAAGACCGAATCTATCATTAACCGCCATTTCACCAATTCTTTGGATTGCCAAACCTATGAAAAGGAAACCGTATTTTTGCTCGGCAGCAACAGCAAAGCCAACTTTATACGTATATCTGGCTAATTCAACTAATTCATCCAGTGCGATTGCGAGCGCATTGTAATCCTTGAAATTAAGGGCCTGTACAGCAATCTCGTAAATATTGTCTACTTTTTCACGAAAACTTGCCTCTCTATTCTTCAACGTAGACCTCACAGCTTCGCTCTTGTGATATTCCAATGTTCCCTCTACTGAAAGACCATTTTCCACCCAGCGGAAGTACGGAATCAAGAGAAGCGTACAGAAAACTGAAAGGGGGATACAGACAGGGATTATCGGAGGAAATCTTGATAGTGGAAGAAATATTGCTAACATATATAACAACATGTATACTAGGCTAAACCCTCTGAATATTGGAATAGGGGTACGGTATCTTCCAAGTTGACTAGCAACTAGAGGTATCGTGAAGACAAGTGCAAAAATCGTAGAATTTACCTGCGCTAGGGTTGCAAGAACAGTCTCAGAATATTCAATAACGGCTATTGGCAATAAAGCATATAGTACGAAAGTCGCAAGAATAGTGATCATGTATTCTTTGTAAATCCATAGAATATTAAAGAAACTTAGAACCGTAAATTTGGATTTTTTTAAGAAATGGAAAACAGGGCTTTTCATCCTGAACATGTTGTCCCAACTTATTTCTTCGTGCATGGCGCAATTCTTACAGTTTTCCTCGTAAAATCCCCAAGCTGCAGTATCCAATGAAACCGATTCACATGTAGTCTTTGCATATTCACAAGAAATTCTCTTCCTTCCAAGCGTTGGTAGCCGAATCATCTGACCTAAAGGTGATGTTGAAATATAATCAACCTTTATGTGTTTACACCAATTGGTAACCCTGCTTGGTTCATAATCTTTTATACCTAACCTTATTGCGTCTTCAAATTTATCTTGAGAGTTTTCTTTATCCATTTGTTTTTCACGTATATTCTCCATAAACATCGTTATAAACCTATAATAGAAGCATGATTTTTAAAATCGGAAATCTTTTTATTTTCAGTATAGTGGCTTTTCCATTTGCACTGAGGCTTTACGTAAAGCCTCGCTCTCTCCTTCCCAAAGCATTCAGCAATTCTTCTGAGAAGGCTTCTCTGCACCTTGCTCAAATACACCTTTATCCACTTCTTCCGTATCGTTAGAGCCCCTGGACATTGGTATGCACTAGGTGAGTTTTCGGATACTGCCAATTAGTGTGTCAAGTTTATTTAGGAAAGTTGTTTCATCCGTTGCGCTAATAATTTCGATGCTTTTTCCGTTGCTTCTTTCTACCAGTTGGGGAATGACATTTTCTTTAATATGTTGTATCTCTTCTTCGGAAATTTTGAGGTTCGTGATGTAGCAACCAGTTTTTAGGCCTATTTGGCGCATGGTTTCTATTAGTTGCTTTAGATCATCGTTAAGGATAGCATGGAGCCTTTCTGATGGTAGTTGACTGCGGACTTGGTGTATTTTAATTTCTATTGCTAAAGCCCTCTTATTTTTCGTTGAGTACAGGAGGGCATCAACCTCCCTTTCGTTGTCATTGGAAATATTCCGGATATAAGTGGTGGGATAACATTGTAAGTCTGGTGTTAGTTTACCATTTACATATTCTTGAGTGCTTTTTGAGTCTATGTATGAATACAGGAAGGCATGCATGTCGAGCATCTTGTCTTTTAGCCACAAGTACGGTTCGTTGATAAAGGTGAATGTGACTGAGAGTGTATCACTGTTACATTTTCCGCATCTCGCTTCAGGTATTCTGTCAGAAATTGTTATTTCGGTGTGTTTGCAATATTTGTTGACGCAGACGGAAACAGTCATCAGTGGGGTAACCAGACCGCATTCAAGGAGAGCATCTGCCGTTTTGTTGCATACCTCAGTATCTTGGTCACAAACTTCCTGTGCGAGTAGAATGTATCGTTCTAATCCCTTCTCTGTGAGTGCGTTGGAGAAAAGATAGAACAAAGTTCTTACGAGGCTTAATGCTGCTGAGAATATTTCTGGCGAGACATATTTCTTCACGAATCTCTTGATTGCGTCTTTTTTACCAGTTGCCTCCTCTACTTTTTCGATAGCGCCAAGAATGAATTGTTGTTTGAGCTCTTCTTCAGATTTCTGTGGAATTCTTTGGGTTTCTTCTACCCATTGGGACAGAGGGTTGATGAGTACTTCTATAATTATTGGAGCTATTTTCTTGCCAAATTCAGAGAACTCAACGTTTGCTGTTTCTTTCGATGTTTGTATGATGTCGGTTATTCTGGATTGATATTTGGTGTAGTTCTCCACTATAGGCACGAACAATAGTGGTAAACCTAGGTCTTCAAAGGTTCTGAAGTAGCTTGGATGTACAAAAAAGAATCTTAGGACTGATTTTGTTTCATCGACTCTGGTGGCTACTATTATGTTTTTTAAAGCTTTCTTTATATCTTGTTTCTTAAACCACTCGTCTTTTATTTTGATTTCTAACCTTGTTCCATCTGCTAATTCGATGCAATTAACTTCCCTTATCATCTTGTCACCAGAAAAGAAGCCCAATTACAGAAATAAGAAGTTATCTCTCTATGTTTGGGTTTTAATTAATGGGAGTATGCCAAGTTACGGTTTAGGCATGTCACAAGCTTAAAAAAGCCTTAATTGTGTGTTCTTTTTAAATTGGATTTTAATTAAAGTTTTGTTTCAGAATTTCTTTTATTTTTGGGCTTTAAATATTGTTGTTGGTGTTGAGTGCATGCCCATTTTCCAGCAGAGCGTTGACGCAGAATTGTATGAGTGGCTTATGCGTGAACAGAAGAGACGTGGGGCTCGCACAGTCCAAGATGTGATTCGTCAGGTTTTGCGTGAAGCAAGGGCGGGGGCTGAGAAGCATGGTTAACGTTAGGCAGCTTTTAGCCCAGAAACTTTTTGGGATTCATTCTGTTCCCAGCAGAACGCAAGCTGAGCTTCAGCGTGTTTACACTGGTTTGGGCGCCGAGTTTGGGCAGCCTATTACGGATGCGAACATAACTTTTGCTGTTAAGCGTGAGCCTGTTGCCCATAGAATTGTGTTTGCTGTTGCTCATGACGTTTTTGATAATTGGTTTGAGGTTGAACCGCTTGAGAAAGGCTTTGACGAGGAGGAGTTTGACGAGGCTGTCCAGAAGGTTTTGCTTCTGCTTAACGCTAAGGATGTTTTCACGCAGGCTGCTGTTTTCGAGAGGGCTTATGGCTGGAGCATAGTGGTTATTGGCTATCAGGATAAGGCTCCCGCGTTGAAGGCTCCCGTCCTGTCGCCTGAGAAAATCGTGGGTTTGGAAGCTTACAGTCCGCCCATGGTCACAGAGGTTAAGGTGGACGAGGATAGGAACAGCGAAAGGTTTGGACTGCCAGAACTCTATAAGGTTAAGGTAAGCAGCAGAGAAGAGGTTGAGGTCCATTTTAGCCGTGTCATTCACTTTGCCACTCGGAAGCTTGAGCCTGGGTATAAGGGCATAAGCGTCTTAGAGCCTGTCTGGGACGACTTGACCGTTCTGCGGAACATTCGTTGGGGCATGGGGCAAACCATGTACCGCTACGGAAGCGGCTTCCCAGTCGTAACAGTTAAAGGCGCCACAAAAGATCAGATAGACCAGTATAAGCGTGAGTGGGGTCCGCTTACGGCGCAGACGAGCATGTGGGCAGACGAAAACACGACAATCGAGTTCAAAGGCTTAGCAGGGAGAGCCTTAGATCCAGAGCCATATTACATGCCCATCATGGAAAACATCAGCGCTGGAACAAGCATTCCAATGGCTATTTTGCGAGGCGCTCAAGCTGGACAGCTGGCTGGAAGCGAAGTGAACGAACGCGAATACTTCAAGCTGATCAGCGATTGCCAAAGCCGTTATGAACCAGGCATTATGGATTTGATTGACCGCCTGATGGAAACCAAGCAGATTCCAGACGTGCATTACCGGATTAAGTGGCTTGGCGGCTTCGAGATAAACCTGAGAGACCAAGCAGCCGCGGAATTGGATAAAACCCGCAGCTTAGAGCTTAAAACCAACTGGATTACAGTTAACGAGATTAGGCAGCTTGAAGGCTTTGAGAGGATTCCAGGAGGCGATGTGGTTTTAGGCTTAAGCAAGGTTCAAAGCGGGGTTTTCCAAAACACCACTTCAGCAACGTCGACGCGGAAGCTGGAGCTGGAACGCAAGTTCGGCAAGCCTGTTGATAAGCTGCTTGCTGATAGGATTGCTGCTGGTCACAGCGTTAACAAGATCTGCAGAGACTTGGGCATAAGTCTCACCACTTTTTACCGCTGGGTGGAAGACTACGACTTGAAACGGCAATAACATTATACTTAGGTATAATAATAAGGCAGCTTGGGTTCCTTTTTTGCGAGGTGAAATGTGAATGACGTCTCGTGCTGGGCATAAGCTGACGAAAGGCGTTATCTACGGCATCATGTTCGGCGTAGCGTTGCTTTTCATGGGGTTACCACTTGAAGCGGTTCTGATAATGCTGAATTACACAGTTTTTCCGGCAGGCACAATTCCAAGCATCCTCTTTGCCTTCGGACTTGCGGGCAGCATAGCAATCAGCTTTGCCGAATACGTTGATGAACAAGCGAAAGCGTAACTGAAACGCTTTCAAATGCGGGTTCAAACTCGCACATTTTCCATCTTGAAAAGCAAGAGTTGGTTAACCATGAGAATGTATGCCTTAAAATCCGTTGAAGCTGGCAAGTTTGAAATCAGAGAAGACGATGAAAGCCTTGTTGTGCCAGCAGTAATCACAAGGGAAGATGTTTACGACTATGATGGCATGCTCGTCTACGAGCCCGCTGAGGAAATCGGGGAAGCCACGTTAACCGCTCAAAACGCTTGGATAGTCGAAAATCACCCAGCTGAGGTTATTCTGACAAAGGCTGAGGACATTCGGGGGCGTGTAGCCTCAGCAGTTTTTGAAGAAGACCGCGTGAAGGCTGATTTAACCTTCTTCAAGAACCGTTGCAGCCCGCAGTATTTGGCTGACATAAAGAAGGGCAGAGTTAAAAGCGTAAGCATAGGATTTTTCTTTGATTGTGTTCCACAAGCTGGCGAGTTCAACGGTAAACACTACGACTATGTCATGCGTGACATCTTCATTGATCATGTGGCTGTTGGAAGCTGGACGGGGAGATGCAGCTATCCACTATGCGGGATAGGAATAAACGGCAAACTCAAAGGTGCTAACCCTTATCCAAACGAGCACTCTTGCAGGCTTAGAGACCCAGAAACGCTTGACATAGTGGGTAGCGGAGACCGTAAACACAACAGTAAAACTTATCGCGTGATTTTTGGCAAACCTAAAGGCGAAAAAGACGCCGGCTCTGTTGAGCAGGCTTACCGTTATCCTGTTGAAACTTGGAGCGAGAGTGAAGCCCGCAAACACTGTCAAGCTCACGATGGGACATTTGAACCCGCAATAAAGAAGGAAGGTGATAGTTTGAATCAGGAAAGAAGGGAAGGAGAGCCAAAAACTGACAGAGAACGCTTTATGGAGCATTATAATTTAACGGATGAGCAGATGGACCAAATTCTCGAATGGATAGGCGAAGACGTTTACAAGCTGTTGCCAGAGAGACGTGAAGGCTTAGCCCAAGCCCAAGAGGAAGGCGAAAGAGAGAAACTGCATGAAGCCGCTGAAGCAAGAGAAAAGAAATACGGCATTAAATTCCGTGAAGACAAAGGACATTTAACGCCGCCCGCAGATTATCCGCAAGACGAAGAGGATTATGCTGACCCGGTGAACTACGCTTATCCGCTTGTTCCCGAAGACAGATGCCAAAACGCTTTGGCCCGCTGGGGAGCCTTCCGAGAGGAATACACGCAACCCGAACGCAACGTAATCTATGAACGCATTGTGAAACGTTCACTGCAATACGGCATAACCGTGAAATATAACCCAGAACTGCAAGAAGCTAAAGCTCTACCAGAAAACATCAGAAAACAACTTGAAGGCTACGAATCCGCAGACGCTCTAAAGGCGAAAGTAAATGTCCTCGTCAAACAGTTGGAAATAATGGTTTGAACAGACGCGGGGTCGATTACGGCGCAAAACAGATTTAAACAGACTTGAGCTTTTTCATTCCTCTTTTTTCTTTTCTTTAGCTAACTCAATTTTCTGCCTTAGAGATCTTTGTTCTGTTTCTTCTTTTGCTTCTTTTAGTGTTTGCCTTAGACCTCCCGTTTTGTCTGCTCGTGCTCTTATAATTGCCTTATAATCTTTTTCTTTTTCCTTTTCCTGCTCGCTTTCTTCCTTATTCACCACCTCACCTCCTTTAGATTTTATTCAATCAAGGTGAAAAACACGAAAAGTGGAATTAAAAGAATGGCCAGGAACAAAGCATACATCGCTCTATTGATATGAGTGACTTTTCGGTTATTCAGCGTCATATTCTCCTCTATAGCAACAGCATAATTATCATTAAGGTCTCGAAGAATCCGCTCTTTATCCTTCCCTTCATAGGCACCGATTAAGAAATAGGCGTCTGGCACAACTGTAAATCTCTTAATTTGATATCCAATTAAGCTAAAAACGAAAGAACAAATCAAAGCTATGATCGTAAGGAAAAACAATATTGCTGCAGTCACTTCTATGAGATTTGTAGGAACTTTTAAAGCAAGCGCACCAAGACCAGAAACAAGACCTGTAATGATTCCTACAAAACCCATAACGTTACTTGCCTTGTCGTCAAGGCGCTTAGTTCTTTCACTTTCATACTGAAATCGCCTGACAACTTCATCATGGATTACTTTAAGTGCTTCTAATTCTGACACATACTTCCCGCATTATTTAGATTTCAGGTTCTGTTGTATAGATGAGGTTTGTGTTGCAAATTAAGGTTTAGCCTTTCCTTCGCTGTTGAATCAAGTGTTACGGTCTAATATTCTATTTAGCTCGCCTTTTCTATATAGGAGCCAACAACAACCAATTAATCTCCAAAAGGTGTGGAGTGCTGAGGCAACCAATAGCACTTCACAAAAGATAACAACAGGAACAAATCTCCATCTCCCTGTTAACCTTCGCTTCCTAAATTCAACTAGAATCTGTTCTTCGATTCTTTTCTGTAACTTATCCATTGCTCTGGCAAAACTGGCAAACCAAAGGAAATAAAGTATATTTCCAAATATCCCGATAATGGTAACAACGCCCCCAAGAGCAAGGTCTCGAACTACTACATATCCCAAAAAACAGAATTGAATTGGTGGTGAGCAACAATATTAACCTTGGAATCCATAGAAGAACAGATTTTAATCATCTGCTGTTAAGCAAATTCGCATATGTTTCACTTAAGTGAAATCTTTTTCCATGAAAATTCTGCTTTGGTATAATATAAAGTCCATGGAGATTTTACCAAAGTAAAATCAAGTATAATAATATTGCATTTTGCCAGCTGTCTTCTCTTGAGTGAAAAAAATGAGTGAAAAAGAACAGCAAACAGAAGACGTTGAAGCTTTGAAGGCGAGGATTGCAGAGTTTGAAGCTGAAAACGAGAAACTAAGGCAAACCATTGCAGAAGCGATGCAAACGTTGACTGCTTACGTTGAGAAGGAGAAGCAAGCAGCCATCAAGGATATCCTTGAAAAGGCTAACTTTTCCGAAGATGAGCTGAAGAGGCTGGATCTTGCGCAGCTTAAGCTTGTGCAGAAAAGCGTTAACAGCGTCAAGGGCACTGTCAAAAACATTCGCAGCGCCGGGGCAGAAGGCAGAAGCGAGTCAGGGCTTACTGTGGGCGATTTGTTCCATAAGGAGTGATGAGCCATGCCTTTTGTTAAGCCATCAAACGCGATTTTGGTTGGCGGTTCGCCACTTGTTGAGGAGCTTGTAACCGAAGGCGCAACCATAAAGCCTGGACTTTTCGTTAAGAAGGGCACTGGCGACCATCAAGTAGTGCTTGCTGGAGACGGAGAGCAGAAGCCTTTAGGCGTTGTGGATGCTGATGCAAGGTATCCGATTGCGGATGCTTTTCCGGATAAGCATTCAGTCCACGTTTTGAAGGCCCCAGCCGTTGTTGTAGCCACTTTGGCAAGCGGAAACAACGTTGTTAAAGGCGCATCGCTGGTTTGTGCTGCAAACGGGAAACTGAAGGCCGCTGCCCTTATATCGGTTAGCGTTCCCTCCGGAGCCACCGCTGTAACTTCTACCGCTGCTCAGCCAGACCTAACAGAAATCGGAAGCATTCCGCCTTATGGTCCAATTGTGGCTTATGCTGAGGAAAGTGTTGACGCTTCAGCTGCAGACAAATCCATCATGGTGAGGCTGGTGATTTAGGGATGGAGCCTTTACAGCTTGTTGGGAGAGCCCAAGCGCCACTGATCGAAGAAGAGTGGAAGCAGCTTGACGAGGCTGTGGTGAAGGCTGCAAGACGCGTGCTCGTGGGCAGAAAAGTTTTGCCACTCTATCACCTGGCTGATGTAGGCGTCATGGAAGTCCAGTGGGACGAGCTTACTGAGATGAGTCCAGCAACGGTCAGCATGTACGGCGAAACACCAGCGGAAGACATCATCAGATACACTCGAAAAAGCCTCATAGTGCCCATCATTCACAAAGACTTTAGGATTCATTGGCGAGACATAATTGCAAGCAGACGCAAAGGCACACCATTGGACACAGCAAACGCTGAAAGCGCAGCCTTGCAGGTAGCCCAGCTTGAAGACGAGCTTATTCTCACAGGCGAGTATGCTGGAAGCCCCAAGCTTGGAATAGAGGGCTTAGCCACTGCTACTGGACGCAACACCGTGGCAAGCGTGGGTGCATGGGCGACATCTCCAAACGCTGTTAACAGCGCTAAAGCAGCTATGGAGGAGCTTGTGGCAGACAACTTCTACGGACCATACGACCTGATACTTCAGCCTTCAGCATTCTTGGATGCGCACACTTTCATAGGCACCACGGCTGTGATGCAAATCGACAAAATCAAAGAGTTGATGGGTGGAAAAGTATATGTTACGCCTGCTTTGAAGGCTGCTGACGGCGGAACAGACAGCGCCTTGCTATTGCAGTCTGGAGCGGAAAACGCAGACTTGTGCGCGGCTCAGGACTTGAAAACCTTCTATATTCAGCTTAGAGACATGAACCACTTTTTCAAAGTGTATGAGGCGGTTGTGCCCAGAATAAAGCGGCCTCAAGCTATATGCGAAGTCACAGGCATAACGTAGGCGAATTAGCCATGGCGAAGTTCAAGGTCGTTAAAGTGCATAGTTTCCGCATAGGTGGCAAACGCTACAATAAAGGCGATACAATAGAGCTTTCAGATGTGGATGCTAAACGCTTAGCGCCATCCGACTTTCTTGAGCCAGTTGCAGAAGAGCCTCAAGCATAGGAAGACCCTGAAAAACCGAAGAAATAGTCCTATTGAAAGGCTAAACGCTTCACTTTCCCTTTTCTTTTTAAAATAGAGTTTCAGAATAGCTTATTATCCTTAAATAGCCTATTTTTTATGGAATAGGTATGTTGTTAACTGTTCAGCAGAGGATTCTGCTTGCGTTACTGAAGTATGGGTCTTTACAAAACAGCTACATAGCCAAGCGTGTGGGCATAACAGAACAGCACTGCAGCAACATGATTAATCAGCTGTCCAAAGAAGGCTTGATTGAAAGCGAGTTTAAACCGCCAAGACGCATAAACCGCCTCACCGACAAGGGCGCTGAAATCGCTCTAGGCTTAGAGGAAGTCAGCGAAAAGCTAAGTAAAGTTTAATCCCAAACCCAAAACGAAATATTGAGGGTTAACTTCACTTTCAAAGAAGTGATTGAATTGGGTAAGTATCCATACATACTCAATACAGGTAGACTTAAAAAATTTATAGAAATGATACCCAAAATTGACGTGCCAACTAAGATAACTACCGCTAACCTTCCGACATTTGGGTTTAAAAGCCTAAACGACCGACCAAGCCCAAACCTTCTATTGTAATTTCGTCTTTGTCAACTAATACGGAAGAGTGTGCATTGGTGATTTCTTCCGTTTCCTTTGTGATATCTGAGATACCTTTTAACATGTAAGGGTCAAGCTTTACACGCTCTTCTTCCATTCCTTTCACCTCCTCAGCAAACTTCAATTATCCTAAACTTCCTATCGTTGACTCAAACAGCTCACAAAAAGCAATAGATAAGAAGCAGAAAACCAACAATTTTAAAATTCGGTTATCCTTTTGGATTTGTAATAGTAAAGCGTCATTGCGAGAAAATATGCATTAGACATAAAGCTGACCAAACAAAATGAAAGAGCGAATACAGAATGCAATTTGTTTAACGCAGCAAAATATATCATTACTACTGAGAGCATGAGAAATGTAAAGGAAAAAAAGAAATTTCCTAGTAATATTTTGTATCGAAATCTTTCTGTTCTCTCTTTAGGCTCTCTTTCTATTAACACAGCCCAGAACCCGAAAAGTATGCTGGAAGCAGTTAGAATACCATTAATATACTCGGGATTAACTTCAAAGCCTATTGGTAAACCGTAAATTCCTATGACAATTATTGCTATTCCAAAAATCATGAAAGCATAATGAATTAATATCTTTAATCCCAATTTCCTTCTACTGTTTTCATCTCTTTCTCGAGAAATAAAACTTTTACCCCAAAACCCAAATTGTCCTAAAAGAGATGAAAAGTTAGGAGTCTATGTTAAAAAACCCGACATGTTCAGATTATCCTTGTGTTCCTCGAAGTTTGTACCTTTTTCTCCTCATATAAACAACTGCGATGCCTACCAAAACTAGCCCAATAGAACCAACTAAAATCGCAAGTATTTCAGGTCTAAATAGCCAAAATTGTGCAGTCTCGGGGTAGATAGTAACGTAGGGAGCTTCTCCTTCTCCAGAGAACAAGACCCAATGATACCCACTTTCCCAAAAATGTGGCCACTCAGCAATTCTCCATATTGCTTCTCCATTAATGTCAAGGAAGCATAATGTGACTTGAACATAAAGTTTGGCTTGCACTTCTTGTTGCACAGTTGACCCATAAGATAGTGTAAGTGGAACGTTCCAAAAACCAGTATTTATTTGAGGGGATAATCTTTCTATTTTATGAGGAAAAGGAGTGGAAGGAGGATATGACAAACTTCCATAATAATCGGTGCTGAGCCAATCCGCATAGGCATAGCTATCCTGAAGTGTTGGTGATGGATAACCTGCCTTTTGACTTACATTAACGTTCGAATAGTATAGCCTAACGTGTATGTCAGTGATATTAACTGCTGAAATAGTTTCATTGTAGAAGTTAACTGTTATTGCCAAAGAGATATTTGTTGGTTCATCAAAATGGAAATCAGGATAACTGACCGAAACAGTTATTGTCGTTCCATAGAACGTAACCGGTGAAATGGAGAAAGAACCAGCCTCAACAAGTGGTAAAGAGAATAAAAGCAAGAGGCAGTCAAAAAGCACAAACATCAACCTAACTTTCAATTTCCTCACATCCCCGAGTGATAAAAGCTTGTTCGTGATATCTTTTGCTTCTACTTTTTATAATTTATGGAAGAATGTTTGATTGAATGTCAGGATTTTTTGCGTTCTGGCAATTTTTTTGTTGTGAGATAACTTTTTATGTAAAAGCAGATGATACTATTTTGGATTGAAAATGCTTTCTAGGAAAGTCATCATAGGACTAACAACAGCGGTTGTAATTGTAGCAATTCTTGGAAGTTTGTTTATCCATTCTCATTTACAAACTAAAACCCCTAGTAATGGTCAAAACACACAACAACAAACACCTCCTCCACAAGTATTTAGGGCTGTTTTAAGCGTGAATGGATACATGCATGAGGGATATTGGACGAGAGATACTACGACTGATTTGCCTGACTTTGTTAGCAACATAAGATACTCCATTTCAAATATAGGAAACGCAAATGCAGTAAATGTAAGCGTTACCATCTACATTGATGGAAAACCATATAGTTCTAATCTCCTGCCCTTACTTGCATTTTCAGAAGTTCATTACTCTTCTTTCTCAGTCTCAACGGTCTATGATTCATCAAGCGATGTGCTTATACAAGCATCATGCCAAGATTCTATCGACTCTTATACTCTTTCAGTAGGCTCTAAAATTCCAAGATACTGGACAGAAGATTCTAACTTACTTAAACTCTACATAACTCCAAAAGAAGCTAATGTGGTTAGCATCAAAAACGCCATACTAAAAGATAAATTTCCGCTATATCCAAATTGGATGGCGTTAAGGGATTGGGTAGGAAATAATATCAAATATCCGAATGACGACGCTGATGGCGATGGGAAACCTGATTATGATTACGTGTATCATGGTCAATGGGAATATTGGCAACTTCCTAAAGAAACATTACAGCTTAGAACAGGCGACTGTGAAGACTCTGCAATTCTATTATGTTCACTCTTAAGAGCTGCAGGTTATGGTTCCAATGATGTGTTCGTCGTCCTTGGTGAAAGTGCTGGTGAAGGACACGCTTGGGTTTCATTTAGATGGATTGACTTATTTGGTTTAGAAAGTTGGATAAGATTGGAACCAACTGTAGGGGGTATTATAGTAAGTTCTTTCACTGACCTACTTTCAACATTTGAAAATAGACAGGTATACTGTGCATTTAATGATGTCTATTACAAGAAGTACTAGGCTCTATAACTGAGTTATTGCCCATGCATGCAGAGGTCTAACCAAATGTGAAGGCTGGTTCTTTTTTGGGCGGTTCTCTTGCTGCATAAGCGCTTAAGGCTAAAGCCCAGAGCATGTCATCATGGCTGTTTGCTGGGTGGCTAAATTGTAAGTGTCCGCTTTTGCTGTAGGCGTATTGTTGCTCGTTGATCTGTGTGCAGAGCTGCCTGTGATACGGTATTGCTAAGCGATTCTGTTCCATGGCGATTTTTAGGCTGGTAAGCAGCTCTTCCTTTGTCTGAACAGTGAATTTCAAGCCTTCAACACAGCTTATGCCCTGATTGCGGATTTCTTCAAGAACAGGCTCTCCTACGCCGGTCTGGTCCACGAGGATTTTGCAGAATTGAAATTTTTGGTTTGCTCTGACAAGATGCCCTATCACCTGTGTGTACGGTGTTTCAAGGGGAAACTGATGCATGTAAACAAGCTTAAGCACATCTGCCTCCCGCTTCAGAACAACAATAACTGAATAGTCTTGTAGCTTGCCGAAGTCAACTCCAGCGTAATAATCTCCGATTGGAAAAGCGGTTTCAAGGCTTGTGTAAAGCTCAACGCCCAGCTTTTGCGCTAACTCAACGCATTTTCGGATAATGTCCTGTGGGAAATAGCTGTTTAAGGCTTCCACAAACTCGGCTTCATACTCCATCAAAAATGCTTCACGGGTCATGTTTGCCTTCATTTCTTCCAAAAACTCTTGCGTTACAAGCGGACACTGTTCAGACTTCACTTTATGCACGCTATAGTTTGGGTTAACAAAAGCTCGATAGAAAAAGTGGTTTTTGTCCCAAGGAGTGCTCAGAAAAACTGCATACCCTTGTGTTGTCGTCAGCATTGGAAAAAGAACTTGCGTGATAACATCTTCAGGGATCCAGCTCGCTTCGTCCAAAATCACCATATGCGCTGTGTAGCCACGTAGCAGGTTCTCGCTGCACGGTAATGCGATTATTTTACTTCCATTCTCAAAATGAATGAGTGTCCTTGTAGCTCTCACTACTTTGTTTCTTAAGCGGGCCGAGGAGTAAACGAATGTGGCTATGCGGTCGAACATTATCATGCTCTGCCTTAGGCTCGGAGCGGTTATCAGCACGGTTACGTTTGGGTTTGTGTATGTGAAAAATATGGCTTTCATGGCTATGGTTGTCGTTTTGCCCGTTTGCCTTCCCATGCATGCAACAATACGTTTTTTATTATCCTCGAGCAGCTTAGCCTGATATGGGAAAGGCTTGATACCCAAAATTTTCTCTGCGAAATCGACAGGCCCCTTTATTTCAACCTCTTCTTGCCTTAATATGTCTCTGGCTTCTTCTTCAAGGTCTTCAAACCGTGGTCTTACTTCTTTGCTCTTTAATCTCCGCCAGAAGCTTCTCAAGGCTTTCCACACGGGCTTCCAAATCCTCCCAACGTTCATATTCACGGAAAAGCTCACGGTACTTCCAAGCAGCTTGGAAAATTATGCGAAAACGCTCCAGATCCGCCTTGTCATATTTCTGTAAGTCGCAGATTTTGTTGAAGGCGTCAACGTAGCGGGCAACGATAGTTTCTAAACCTACAATCTCAGCCTCTCTGATTTGAGCACCATTGGATTTTTTCTTTTGAGCACCAAAAGTAAGCCTCTGAACAGCATTCCTTATCGACATGAATGTTCTATTTGGAAACTTTCCAGACTGAAAAATCTCATTTTCCGACTTGCCTTCCTTAACCATTTCCATTAAAAGCTGAATCTCCGCATCTGTCCATCGTTTGCCTTTTGCCATTCACTACGCCTTCTGCGTTAAGAAAATGCCAGTGACGGTTCCAATCAACCCGGAGATTACGCTAAAGATTTCCTGATTCCACTTTCCCAAAACAATCAGGTGCACAGCTTCTAGTACTGTCAAGCATGCAACCATGCCGAGGCTGAAGTAAACCGCATAAAGTAGCCTCTCGCTCGGAGCCACTTTAACCTCAATCTGCTTACGCTTATGCGTCGCTCGTATGGTTTTTGTTAATGCTTGTCTAATTGGGTTTTTCATTGTTCATTCCCGAAGATTGTTATTCTTCGCATTAGGCGTCTTGCTCTTCCGTGTATGAAGGCTTGCTGACAGACATGGACATTCTTTGCATCCATCAGCTTAGGCTTTAAAATGTTAATGTTTTCAACCGTGCCCACAGGGATTATTGTGCAGTCAATTTGCCCATATCCCTGTGCAAAGAGCCATTGGCTTGCAACGAGCACGATGTGTTTGGCGATTTTTCCGAAAGTGCCAATGTAAACACCGTAGCTGATGACGGGTAAGTCTATCTCAGCACCTGGGACTCCAGCTTCCCGAAGCTCTTCAACGGTTTCCAACCTTCCCCTTGAAGCATCGAGCCAAGTGACTTCTATCAAGTCGCCTAACTGTAACTCGCCAAGTTGTTTAAGCACCTTCTTGCTCACGCCTCATAACCACATGAAAATAAGACGGAAATTGAGAGTTTTAAGCAAATCTGAATCTTTTCTTTCATTAAACAGTTTTTTAATTAATTTTTAGTTTCAGATTTGTTTTTTAGATTCAAATTACGCTTTTCTCTTTTGGACAAGTCATGGCTTCGGTTACTGCTGACCAGATTCGCAAACGCTTAGGCTTAACGATAGCAGACATAAGCGATGAGGATGTTTTAGCGTTTAGAGACGAGGCTGCCGCATTCTTAAGTGAGGAAATCAGCAAGACGCTCAATGCTGAAAGCTGCACAGAAGCTGAGGCTAACGCAATTCGGAATCTGGCAGCAATTTATTGTTATTGTAAAGTTAGCGGCGGGTCTGCTGTCGGCTTAGACTTTTCAGTTGGAGATTTGCGTGTTTCTCCAAACGCTTCCAAGCAGCTTGAGTTTTTGAAAGAGCAAGTTGAGCGGTTCATAGCTCGACAAAAACGGTTTGGAATAAGCCTCCAGGAGGGACCGTAGGCATGGAAGCCGTGCCTGAAGCCTATTATCAATTCGTAATGCATTATGCGCCTTACTTTTATGTGATACCCACGAAAATGAGTCAGGATCCCCCAGCCGGTCAGAAAAATGTGACGGTTGCAGATGGCTCAAAGTTTAGGGTCGGCTATCCAGTTGAGATCAAAGATGATGCTCGTGCTGAATGGAACAAGGTTGCAAGCATAAACGGCAACGTCTTAACCATGGAGAATAATCTGCAATACACGTATTATGTAGCCAAAAACGGAAGGGTTGAAGGGCCAGACCCAGATTTTGGCAGAGGAGCCTTTCCAGCAGCCTTCGCAATCGATTTTCTTTACGAAGCTTATTCTGCTAAGCAGTTTGAATCTGCTAAAACAGATATCCTAAACAAGATTGTTGAACTTGCAGACTTTATCTTAACTCAACAGTGCACGGACCCGGTAAAGAAGGCTTACGGCGGATTCAAAAACGCTGAAGCAGGAACGGAACATTGGAGCATTGACGCTGGAAGGTGCATTCCGCCTCTTTTGAAAGCCTATGCACTAACAGGCACAGACAGCTATCTCAACGTTGCTAAACTTGCTGGCTACACTTTCCTCTACAACATGCAACATCAGCCTGAGATTTTAGGCGTTCATGACAAGTATTATGGCGGTTTCGCTCGCTACGTAACCATCAACAATGATTGGAGTCAACCCATGAACGTTGAGGATCTTTATGATTTCATCGGCTTGAAAATGCTTGCAGAAACTTATGACACTGCAAACAAAACCACGTATGAAATCATGATGAGCGATGCGATAGGCTTTTTGCGTTCTGGTTTTGAAGCCTTGTATCTTTGGTTTGACCCTAAACCTTCTGGAGACGGAAAATGGCATCGTGTAGGCATTAATGAAACTGAAGTTTACGATGACCCAATGAGCTTCGCCCTTTTGGGCTTATACACTTATGAAGGCTGGAGTTTAACGTGTCAGAGAGTTTACAACTTCATCCAAACCATCAGAGCTTCAGCTCAGTATCCAGCTTATCACCCAGCCGTCTGCTGGCCAGGATACCTTGATGTTGTTACAAGGTTTCCCGCATGCGCTTATTATGATGCTATCACAAGCGGAATCCTGTGGCGAATAAGAGCCTTCCATGACAAGTCAAGCTATGCTTTCAGCATGCAAGTCATCCGCAAATATCAAGCGGAGTTCATGTATTGGGGTCCCTTATTCACGGATTATTCGCCCATAACAGAGCAGAAGGCCATGGCAAACGTGACTTGGATTGCGCAGCTCTTCCTAAACTATCAAGAGCCTTTAACGCCTTTCACCCGAATCTTGCGGGGTAAAGGTGAAAATGTGCTGCTTTATCTAATTAGGCAAGCAGCGGACAATGTTAGTTACAGCGAGCCCATCGACATTTTAGCGGTTTTTTCACCCACAAGGGTTGATGAAATTTTCATTGAGCCAGGATACATCGTTAACGATTACATCACGGTTTATGCTTTTGCCCCTTTAAGGCAGCATGACAAGATTCGCAGGAAAGGCGAGGACTACGAGGTTTTGGGAGTTCAAGCCTTCGATTTTGCTGGAGAAACAGCCTATTTCAAGGCTAATTGTAGGAGGTTGATTGGACAGTGAGCGAAATAGAGGACCAAGTAACAACCGTGATTAGGCTTTTGCAAAAGAATATTCGAGTAGTCAAAGAAGACGATTCAATCGCAAGCATACACGTAAGCCGAGAATGGTACGACCGAGAGCTGTTCAAAAACTATGACGGGCAGATCACGGTTGGATTGGCAGAAAGCCGAGACACAAAAATCGAAATGTCTGGACGCATTCGCAGACGATTAGGCAGCCTACGAATCAACGTTTGGGCTACAGACAAGCCAGCAACATCAGACAATGGCAAGCTAATGCGAAACAAAATGGTCGAAGAAGTAAACCGCATCGTGAGACAAAACCGCAACAAACCCAACACGACAGAATACAACTTTGCTGGGTTGGGCTATCCGGAAGGCGACCCGCACAAAGCGTTCCAAACAGGAGCCTCAACAGAGCTGGCTCCTGGACATGCAAGCTGGACAGAATTAACAAATCTGGAGTATCAGGGAATCTGGTATAGCGATGACACTCGCTACTCAAAAAGCCACAATGTTAATCTTGAATATGCTTTGATGCTTTTCCGCTTCAAAGTAGAAAGTCGAGAGAAAGCCGTTAAAAAAATTGTTTTAGCGTTTGAAGGTTATGGCACTGCTCCAGCGGGAAATGGAATCACCATTAAGGTCTGGAATCATGTAGCCTCTACTTGGCAAAACGCTCAGTCTGGAACTGGCGGAGCAGACGAAACAATCACTATCACGCTCACTTCATCTGTCACCGACTATGTCGATGATGATGGTTTTGTTTGGCTCCTTGCGAGAACAACAAACGCAAGCGATGGAACCACAGCAGCCATAGTATATTGTGATTATGTATGCTGCACGGTCACGGTTAATGGCATCACGTATTTGGATGTTGTTAGTTTTCGGGATGCTGACCGTGTGGATGTTAAACCCGTTATCTTCAGAACTGAGTTTGTTCTGAAATCATGGTCTTTTGAGGACATAGGAGGAGCATTCTAAAAAGGTGAAATAAAATGGTTGACACGTATGGAGCGCATGAAAGCCGCGTGTACTTCGTAGCTGAAAGCGTCTATGGACAGACGCCTACGAATCCTTCGATGGTTGGCATAAACACTGAAGGCGTGGAGCCGGGATTGGACCCGGGCTTAATAAAGGTTAGAGGCGTGGGGTCAAGGGATTTGCAGAGCTTGACGAAGGGTTTGCGGAAGGTTCATCTGAAAATTCCAAGCGTTTTGACAAGCGAGTCGCCCATCGCTTTCATTCAGCATGTGCAGACGCTTAGCCCGTTAAGCATTCAGGTGCTGTATTACAAAGGCTTGTTCAGTAGCCCCTCAGACGTGATTAGCTTCCTCTACAAAGGCTGCAGAATCAACAAGCTAGAAGTCGAATGCAGTGTTGAAGACGTCATGAGGGCTTCTGTGGAGCTTATTGGGCAAGACGTTGCGGTTGGCACGGCCAAAATTGCCGGAGCCTCATATGGCGACTATGGTGGAGCAGTTCCTTACAGTGCAAGCTATGTTATGCGTGGATTAGCAGACGGTTCAGGCTTAGCTGCCGTAGAACGCATAACAGACTGGAAATTCATCATTGAAAACAACTTGAAGCCTGTGACAGTCATCAAAACCACAGACGCCCACTTGATAAAGTATCTGCCGGCTCGCCATAGGAATCTAAGCGGTGAATTAACATTTGAGTTTGAAGATAAAACGGAGTTTGACGATGTCATCAACGATGCTGAGTTCAGCTTAAAATTCGGGTTAGGTGCGACATATAGCGCCTTGTTCAAGTATTGCAAGTGGGAAGACGTGGCCACGCCAACCCGCATCGAGGATCTTGTGAGTTTGAAGGCGAAATTTGCTGCCAGAGACGTTGTGATTAGCTGAGGCGATTAAAATGGCTGTTGAAGTGAGTGTTCTTGAAAATTTCGGTCGAGAGGCAGAGTTGAAAAAGAAGTGGATGCGGATGTGGGAGAGTCTTGGAAAGCGAATACTTAGGATGCCTAAGTGGATGCAAGACATCGTGCTTGAAGACATAAACACAGCCATCAGAAACCGAATAAGCGTTATGGAGATGATTCAAAATGCGAACAGAAACCATTGAAATTGATGAACGGTTTGGCAAGGAGTATGCTGGACGCTACGTTTTTCAAGAGATGTCGTGGGCTAAACGCAGCCGAATAATCCAGAAAAACACTAAATACAGCCAGCAGACGGGGCAAATCGTAGCAAGCGATTACGTGGCTATTCAGGCAGAAACAATAATGGCAAGCCTGAAAGAGCAACCAGAACACAAACCCATAACCCTTGAGAAGCTGCTTAACGAAGAAAACGGCGTTCCAATAGGCTTAGGCGAATTATTTAGCCAAATAGCCAACAGGCTCAACAGCCTCAGCGTTGAAGAAACACGTTTTTTGTCAGAGCAATCCGCAGACAAACACCACACCCGAGAGTCACGGAGTACAGGCTCTGCAAAGAGTTCGGTTGGACACCCAAGCAACTCGAGAGGCAGCCAGCGAAAACCATCCAAGAGTTCATCGTGATTCTGAACGAGGTGGACAGGCAAACGCAAGAGGAGCTGGATAAAGCCAAGCGGGAGGCGAAGCTGCGATGAGTATTGAGATAACGTGTGACGTTAAAGGCGTCGAGAAGTTTCAAGAGGCTATGAGACAGTTTGATAGCGGAATGCAGAGGCATGTGCATAGGCTTTTGGCAAGTTGGGCTGCAGACGTTAAAGCCTTAGCCAAACAGCTCGTTCCAGTAAGAACAGGCCACCTGAGAAGCTCAATTTACGCGAAGATTAGCGAGTGGGTTGCTGAGATAGGCGCTGAAGCCACCTACGCCTTATTCGTGGAGTTAGGCACAAGGCGGATGCAAGCTCGTCCATCTCTGTATCCAGCGATTAGAGAGTATCTTCCACAGCTCGAGCAGATAATCAGAGAAGCCATTGAAGCTGCTAAGGCGGAGGCTGGTTTTAAGTGAGCTTCAACGAGTTAGCCATAGTTATTGCTGCTGAAAACTTGGCAAGTAGCGAGTTTGCCAGAGTAGGCTCAGACGCTTCTGCAATGGCGACAAGAGTTCAATCTTCAGCTTCTGTTATGGGAGCGGAGTTTAACAAGACAGGCGTCGAAGCCTCGGCTATGGGAGAAAACGTTAGAGCTTCAGCCTCTGGCTTTGAAGAGCTTAAAACAAAAGCTGAATCCACAACCGTAAGCTTGAGAACAGTGGGTATGGCGTTTACAAGTATTGTCAGCATGGGTTCAGCAGTCATAAGCCTTGCTGGAGATTTTGGCATTGTCGACAAGGAAAGCGCAAAATGGGCGAGAACCATACTTGCTGTTATAACGCTTGTTTCTGCATTCATTCGCATGAAGAGTTATCTCACGGTTGTGACGACCGGACACACGGCATCCATAGCCCTAAACACGACCGCAGAATCAGCAAACGCTTCAGCAAGCATAGCCACAGCCGTAGCCCTCAAGATTAAAGCAGCAGCCACATGGATTGCAACCGCTGCCCAGAATGCCTTGAACATTAGCCACGCAACTTTTCTTGCTCTCACTGGGGTTGGCATAGGCGTCATAATCGCTGCTGCAGTAGCCATGGCTTATTTCGCCAGTCAAATGAACGCCGCGACGTCCAGTGTTCAGAGTTTCAATGAGGCTGCTGCGGAAACGCCTTCCCGTGGTCGTAGTATTCAACGTGCTGGAGAAGAGGAGATGTATAGGCGAGGTGTCGAATAGCATTGAGCGTTGAAATCCCGAAAGCCGCCATTGTTTTTGGCTCTGTTACTCCACCTCAAGGCGATGTTATCGAGCTTACGGTTCATTTAGGCTGCACGAAAGAAGTCGGCAGCTTTGAGGCTTTGCTTCAAAACTGGAACAAAAAGTATAGTCTTGGCGGAACTTATCCAATTAATGTTGGCATGGATGGCTCCATTTTTATTGGAAGAGGCACGAATGTCCCGCAGATTATTACGCTTAGAGTTGAAAGCGTCAAATGCGAATCCACGCCTACTGAAAACTACATTCGTGTTAGCGGGCGTTGCTGGGGAGAGCGCATCTTCCGAAGAGTGGTAACTAAGACTTATGAAAACAAGAAGGGCGAGGAAATAGTCAAGGATCTCATTGATTATTATGTGGGTTTAAGCCATGTTAGAGATTCAACAGAGCTTATAGAAAACACGGACACAACTTACACGAAGCTGGAATATGATAAGGCTCCTGTTTTCGACATTCTCAAATACATTGCTGAATCAGCCGACAAAGCTGGCGTCATCGGCTACGATTTTCGTGTAGCTCCAGACGGCAAGTTTGAGTTTTTCCCAAAGAACAGCAAGGCATCGCCTGTAAGCCTTTCAGAAAAAATCGAGGTCAGCGAATACCGCGAGGACATCCATCGCATTCGCAACAGAATTGAGGTTTATGGCAGCCAAGACAAGCCTTTTCCGGTTGATGTGGATGGGCAGTCTTGGAGCGACACGCTTACTGAAGATTTGACGGAAGATGCCGAAGGCAATTTGGTTCATGCAGTTTATGGCATGTGGAAGCCTTTAACAGCTTTCTTAGACCTAAGCCTTGACACCACAATAAAGTATGCGGGAGCCAAAAGCGTCAAGGCCCATGCTCCAAACTACACCTATTACGCAGCAGTTGGCTGGGAGTTTAACGCTGGCAAAGAAATGAGCGCAGACGAGTTTCCGCAGATTATTTTTGCAATTCGCGTAGATGACAAGCATGAACAAATCGGCTGGCTGCAGATTGAGGACATTAACGGCAGAACAGCCAGCAAAACCTTTAGCCTTACCAAATACAATCAATGGGAGAAAATTATCCTCAACTGGGGCAGCAGAAACGCTGAGCAATGGGACGTTTATTATGCAGATTTTGACTGGACAAAGATCAAGAGGATAAACATATGTGTGGACCAGAAATATTTTTCAGCAGGCGACATTTGGATTGACCAGTTCCATTTCGGTTATGGACGTTGGAAAAGCTTTGCAGAGGACGGTGGAAGTCAGTCAGCTTACGGCTTGAGAGAGCTTGTGGAAGTTGATGAGGAGCTTGTAAGCGATAAGGCGTGCGAGTTAAGAGCCAAAGCCCTGCTGGATTACTTCAAAAACCCAGCAGAATACCTCACGGTCAGAAGCACGGTAATCGGTTATGGAGATACTCCGCTTCTTGCTGGAGACAAAATTCACGTGAGCCTTCCAAACGAGAACATTGACTCAGACTTTCGCATTGAAAGCGTAGAATACCGCGTTGACGCTAAAACGCAAACTTTGGAGATAAGCCTTGAGCTTGGAAAAGTTCCGCCGTTGCTCGCAGATTATTTGTATGGAACACGAGCCACAACCGTCACGGTTGAAAAGCTCGCTCGGACAAAGCTGGGAAGGTTTAAGCTTCCCACAACAACGGGCGAAGGCGTGGGCATGCACCATGTTGGACATGAAGCTGGAAGTGAGGATGGTGTTGAGTGGCCTAACCAAAACGCTGGCGGATGGGACAAGATCACGGGTTGGATAGCTCCCAAACATGTTGGTCCCTACTCTGACACTGCCGACATAATGCGGTTCCGAACGAGGAACAAGGCTGGAACGCAAGCCTTAGACCACCACTTCCGACCAAGCGACAACGAATATGGCGTCTTTGGCTCTGAAGAATATCATTGGAAAGAGTTGCACAGCAAATTCTTAGTGCTGTATCATGGACAAGCCTCGCCCTTTGGAGATCTACGCATCAAAGTTCAGGGTGAGGCTGATCCAAAGGCTCGGTTAACTGAGGAGTTGCTTGAGTTTGGTCCTGGAGGCGCTTTGGCTCCGGACGTTTATCTCAAACGCATAGCCGACAACATTTTTGAGTTGAAGGGACATCTACTTCCAAATGCGGATGCAATCTCTGATCTGGGCAACAGCACAAAGAAGTGGAGCAACATTTACGGTAATGGTTTGTGCAGGGTTGGTTGGCTTAACATTGGCGACTTCACGGTTATAACTTCAGCACGTGTTTTACAAAACCTAACCGCAGACGCAGCCATAATCACGAGCGGACAGTTTCCGTTAGCAAGAATGCCTCGGGGCGAAGCTGGAAAATACATCAGAGGGTACGGGGCAGAATTTGACCCAATGTATGCTTTTATTGCCCTTGCAGATCTTCCAGATTTACCAGCTTCGAAAATTACCAGCGGAAAGTTTCCGTTGGCGAGACTTCCAGAGGGCACGGCGGGCTACGTTTTGGAGGCGGAAGGCGGCGGGTTTGACCCCATGTATGTTAACCCAAACGGGCGTTATCAGCCTGCGAGCCACGCCCATTCGCATGGCAGCCTAACAGGGATCGGCGAGGATGATCATCACGCCAAAAGTCACAGTCACGCTGGAGAAACTATCTCGCCGAGTGCTGTTAATTGTAATACGATGAGCATAGCTGTGAGCTGCAACAGGCAGTATACGCATCCGAGCAGTCAACAGTGTGTTTATGCTTCAAGCGTTGCATGGGAGAATTGCCCACGTTTCTATTGTGTAAACTATCAGAGTGGAGACGTACTCTTCCAAAACAAGTTTCGCATAACAGAATCAGAAAAGCTCGGTTTCAAAAAGGGATTGGCATTCCTAAATCCGAAAGGCAAGGTGCTAATGATGTTGGATGGAGAAGGCAACTTGCATGTGGCTGGCAAAGTTAAGGAAGGCCTACCCAGAAAAGCCAAGGCGGGTGTGGCAGCATGAGTTTTGGCAAGGCTAAAATGAAAAGGCTCAGGGAAAAGCTGAAGCGGAAACAAGTGGAAGGTGTAACACGATAAGAAGACGAGAGTTTTTCCGCATAAGTCGATACGCTCGAACATTTGACCGCTCGACTGGCAAGTTTCTAATCAACATAGCCTATGAAACTGCTGCGCCTAAGCCAACAAGCAGAGTGCAAGCGGTGGCTGAAGGCTTCGGGTTAGGCTTAGACGAATGGGAAAAATTCATAATTTACGATAATGTTGAGTTGAAAATAGGGCCAACGGACATCACACTCATAACTGGCGATTCAGGCTCAGGCAAAAGTGTTCTACTCAAAGCCTTAGAGAAGGACATCAAACAAGACATGGGCTTAAGCTACATTAACATTAGTGATATTTTACCAATGATTGGTAAACCACTAATCGAAACTGTTGGTGAAACCCTTGAGGAAGGCTTAGAGCTTCTCAGCAAGGTGGGCTTAAACGATGCTTTCCTTTTCTTACGCAGTTATGAGCAGCTGAGTGATGGACAGAAATACCGTTATAAAATAGCAAAAATGATGGAGAGTAAAGCTGAATTTTGGGTTGCTGATGAGTTCTGCTCTACGCTTGATAGAGATACGGCTAAAATCGTAGCTTATAATCTTCAGAAGCTTGCACGTCAACAAGGCAAAGCAGTTTTAGCAGCTACAACCCACACGGATCTTTTAGGGGATTTGAACCCCTCGGTTCACATTCACAAGCGTTTTGGCAAGGAGATAACCATAAACTATTACCCAAACGAGCCCGCTAAAGAATGCAGTCTTGTCAGGGAAATGTGTGTAGACGAAGGCACTACTGAGGATTGGCGTAAGCTTGCAGGCTTCCATTACCGAAGCCACAAAATAGCTGGTCCACGCAAAATCTTCTGTTTGAAACGTGGCGACGAATTATGCGGGGTCATAGTCTACTGCTATCCACCACCCACATGCTTCGGAAGAAGACTTGTTCTGCCAAAGATGTCAATGAAAGAACTGAACGGCAAGCTGAGCATTATAAGCCGTGTTGTTGTGCATCCAAAATACCGCACCATAGGCTTAGGCGTCAAGCTTGTAAAAGAAACATTGGCTAAGGCTGGAACGCCTTACGTGGAAATGCCAGCAGTCATGGCGAAATATAACCCGTTCGGAGAGAAAGCTGAAATGAGGAAAATAGCAGAGCAGCCACCGCCTAAAGAAGCCTTAAAAATTGCAGAAACCCTTCGGCAACTTGGCTTTAACATTCAGCTGCTCGGTAGCGAGAAATACGTTTTGAATAAGCTACAAACTCTAAGCGATGAAGGTCTGGAAAAGTTGAGAGAAGCGTTCATTAAACATTGTCACGCACGCTTTATGAAATACTTTTTCTGCCATATTCCCTTCGGAAGGAAGGAAGTTTACGCTAAAGAAGTGATGAAAGCCAGTCTTGAAAGGCTTTCGCACTTGATCAAAGTCTGCGGCTTCTTGTTGCAGACTAAAGTTTACCTGTTTTGGGAAAAGAATACGGAGTGTCGCCCCAAGGGAAGAGCCATGGCGCCACTCCTTGTCTATAAGTCTAAAACCCATTTAGAAGACTTTTTTTGAGGACGGTTTTGGATGTCTGCGGCTTCTAACTGTGGCTTTGAGTCCTGTACCTTTATTCCGCTTTTTCATTTGTCTTGTTTCAAGCTTGAGTATTTCTATGTCTTTTTCTCTTGTTCAAGTAACTTAGCACTTCGTAGCGTGCGCTAACTTGCATGCGCGGCGTCTTTATTCCCGAAGGTTGTTGCCATATCAGTTGGTTGCTTTGCCTCTTTTTTGGCATGCTGGGCATTTTTCACAGGGTTGATCGTTGTGTGGTGTGTAGCAACTCCAAGTCAGGTCAATCAAGTCTCTATAGCCCATCGACGTGAACGTGTCAACGAGCTTCTTCTTTCCAGCTTCTTCTTTGTATTCGATGACAGGCGTGTCGATTTGAATACGCATTTTTAGCACTTTGAAAACTTTGTTTAATTACTTTACAAACTCCGTGCGCGTGTCATAGAACTCATTTCGGAAACCTGTGATTATGACTGCTCTTTCATTATGGGGCGTCAGAGATTTTGCATAAGAAGCTGCGATAGATACGAGCACCATGTTTCTATTCTCAACTTCAGCCACACCTGATTTGTCACCTTTTATGAGCATCGATTCACTCCACTTAAAAATTCCAAATCCATTTCTGGAATATGCGGCCAATCTTATCTTTGCCGGAGGGTCAAATCTGATTTCTTTTGCATTTGCTTCTTTTCTTAGTCTTTCTGACACTTTCAATACAGCGTTCCATTCTTGTTTTCTTGATTTTTGACCATAATCAATGAAAACCGGAACAATACTTGATACGCTTTTATTGCTTCCTGCTTGGATCGCCTTTAGTGTTGCCAGCGTTGAATCGATACCACCTGATAGCAATGAAAACAAAACCTTCTTCATCGAAAAATCTCCAAAGCTTTATGCCACCTATCTTATTATTAAGCATTATCAGAGAGGATTATATGAGCAAAGTTGTGTTTATTTTCGGAGCAGGTGCCTCAAAAGAAGAATCAGCACCCACGACTGATGAGTTGCTACCGAATGCTTTTGATACCTTTACTAACGATGAAAAGGTCAATCATCTGAAGGATTTCATTAAGGATTTCTATTACACAAATCTTCAAGATCCAAATTCAATTCCTTCCTTTGAGGATATCTTGGGGCTGCTTGATACTGCGTTACAGAGGCAAGAATGTTTCTCCGTTAAATGGAATCGTGAGGAAATTCCAAGGATAAAAGAAAATCTGTTGTACACCGTTTGCAATATTCTGGACAAAAAGCTCAGGGGAAAGGGAACGATCCATAGGTCGCTCATGCAGAAGTTGGTTAACCATCAGAGCTTTACTCATGACAAATATGTGTTCTTTAGCTTGAACTATGATATTCTGCTTGATAATGCAATAGCTGATTTAAGGCATCAGAAAGGTCTTGATCTGGATTATGGGATAGAATTTATGAATTTTGATCGAGATTGGTTTCGACCAAGAGAAGGTCGGTCCATTCTCCTTCTAAAACTTCATGGATCGCTTAATTGGGTATGGTGTCCAACATGTAACAGCGTGAAGGTAGGAAGAGGCAAGAAAATAGTCTTAGGGATATGGACAGAATCTACAACATGTGAGAATGATCGGACTCTCCAAGAACCACTCATAATACTACCAGCGTGGTACAAATCATATGATAACCCGCATATTTCGAACATCTGGCTTAAAGCTGAAAGGGCTCTTCGTGAAGCTGAAAAGGTTTTCTTTATAGGTTGTTCTTTACGCGAATCTGATCTACGAGTCAGATATCTCGTCAAGAAGAGCCTGTTCCGGGGTGGTGGAGTACCAGTAGTTGTTATTGATAAAAAGAGGACTAAGAAGGATCTGCGCCAAGGAGAGATGATAAAGAATGCTTACAAAAAGCTTTTTGGGAGTATAGAATACCATCCTATTGGTTTCAAACGGTTTGCAGAAAATCCACATGAATACCTTTAATGTGTGCGCGCGCAATGCGGAATCGACAAGAAAGTTACTGTGCAGAAACCCTGCAAGATATGCAGAGACAAGAAGGAAGTCAGAACGATGTTAAACCAAGCATGGGCTGAACCATTGAAGATAAAAGAGGTTCTGTTCGAAACATTGGACAGAAACGGAACGTGTTCCAGTTTGAAAGGGCGATAACTAGATGAGTCTCATGATCCAGCTAGTAAGAGTTGTCATCGTTTGGCCGCGTGGAGATATGTTGTCGAAGAATCTAACATGGTATCGCTTTTTCCTCACCAAGGATACCATGTCGTAAACATATGATGAAGGATTGCCCGATACAAGAAGCGCTGGTGGCGGATAAGAATGCTGAGAAGTGTTGTAAGGATTCTTCCACAAGATGTTATCAGGCATCACAATCCTAGCAAGTCCAAGAAAGTTGGCGCATGCAGACGGGTAGAAAACTCTATAATGCTTGCACTCGCAGAATGTGAATATGTTTTGGGACTCCAATGTACCTTTATTCAAACAGTCTCTGCCGTTGCTGATTGTTACATCCAAATTGAAGAAGACATCGTCCGCATTTTTGTAACCTTGGTTCAATCGAACCTCGTGGGTAATGTCCTGTCTGGAAACCACAAAGTAAGTATACCTGTTGGGAATCGCCGTCACTGATCTCTTGAAAAGTATCTGTCCAAGAGGCCCCATCCGTTGCACATTAAATCCGCAGGATCCATATGCTTCAACTATCGAAATAAAGCTATAACACTCAAACATTGATGAAGGTCTTACATTCTGATCCAAGTTAGAGATCAGAGTGCTCCATCGGCTTAGGAAAGCATGGATTCGGTTCAGTGCCGAATTCACGTCAAACCATGTCATTTGTCCTGCCCCTCTTCTTTTTTCCAATCCAATTGCTTTTTCTTCGCAAGAATGCTTTCAGAAAGCCCGAGTTCCTCCACCATATGCAAAAAATCCTCTCGAAAAGCTTGGTTCTCATCGATAAATTGCCTGTCAAATGACATTTCCCCGAACTCTATTTTGAAACTCGGAATCTCCTTAAGCGCCTTTGACATGAGTATCTCTCTTGTCATCTCGATTGGTTGAATCAAGTTCACGAAAATCTCCTGTAGTATTAATTCCACTGCTTCCCGTTCAATTTGTTCTTGAGGTTTCTCTACTTCTTTTGCCTCTTCTATCCTTCCTAGCAAAGCAAGGGTTATTCTGTTTCTTAGCCTAGCGGGCAAAGGAGATATGGCTTTAAGAATGGCTTCTTGATTCAGCATATAGATGCTTTTCTAGTTTCTACTTTATAAACCAAAGTAAGATTTGATAAACTCTCATTTTTCTTTTGTTCAGAAAGTTATAAACTAATGTCATTTTCTAATTAGTTCTATGGCATATCCTCGCATTCGCATGTTGGGATGAAAATTGGAAGAAGAACCCGAATTCAAAATACCAGACTACGATGCGGAAATAAGAAATGTTAAGGCGCTCGTGAAATCTTGCCGAGAACAACTTGAATCAAATCACATTCAAGCCATACCTCATTTTAATGAAATAATGAATCGTGAACTCGACGCTGTGGTGGATGTGCTGACTAAAGTTGATCATTTTCACGCTTGTGCTAGATGCGCCAGAGCTGCTTTAGAGCTAACAGTAGTGAATCTGTATAGACATTTCTACCCTGGAGGAAGACTATTAGATGGATCCTTTTGGGAAAAGTACGGGCTGAAGAGTCTAACTCATAGGACAGAAAGTCCAATTCTCAAGCTTGTGAGAGAGGGAGTACTAGATGACATCGAATTTGGTTTTTTCTGTGAATCATACAAGAATCTTTCCGAGTATGTTCATTACAGAATAACTTATGAGCTTTGTCATACGCTGCCTCGCATAATACGAAGCGAGCAATACTATGCAGAGGTGGTCAAATTGGCTGAAAAGAAAGGGCGTGTAGCAACAATAGTTAAGGCAACTTTGATAAAATATTCTTTAGAGCCGGCTCTTGAAGCTCTGCTTATGCTTCTAAAAAGCTACAAACGCGTTCGCTAGTTGCTCGTTAGTTGACCGCAATCTTCTGACAATCTGAAACATGTTGCGCGCGCGCATTAGGAGAAAAATAACTTCCTCAATTTGAACCTAAGTTTGACAAGATGAAAAGAGATATTAACGCATTTCAAAAAGCGTTAGATGTTCCGATATATCTTATAGGCATTTCTTAAAAATCGAATAAAAATCCTCCCCATTTTTGCGTTTCAGCCCCATGCTTTGTTCACGCTGGAAAGTGAAAGACAGGTTTCCAAACTTTTAAAAATTCATATGGAAAATCCGACAAACTGCACGGAAACGTGAAATCCGCCGTTTTTGCAGCCTATTTTCTCACAAGAAAGCGACTCTAAGCCATTTTTAGAAAAGCCGACAAACTTGGAAGGCGAGCGTGAAAAAATGGAAATAGAAAAAATATTAGAAAAGATTAAAGCAGAAAACAATAAGATAAACAAGCTTAGATATAAAAAAGCAAAAGACCCGGAGCTTTTCCAGCTAAACGCAGACGATTTAGAGCTTCTACACGCCCAAGAAGAACTAGAAAGTCTCCAAAAAGAATTTAAAGCCTTCTACACAAACAACACCCCCATCCTTTCTTTTTTCCAAGACCTTTCTGAATGGAGTTGAGAAAATGATTAAACCAGGCGACATTTTTTACGAAAGCTGGGGCTACGATCAGACAAACATTGACTTCTGCGTTGTCGAGCAAGTTTCGCCGACGGGAAAAACAGTCTTATGCAGAATGATGAGCCAACGCATAGTTAAAACAGAAGAGTACATGGCTGAGTACGTAGTGCCTGACAAGGCAAACGGCGAAGTCTTCAGGCTGCACGTCCGAGAATACAATGGAAAACCTCGGCTAATCGGCAAATATCCATATGCGCGAGAAGACACTCGCCCAGGCTACTTCTTCAAATGGGACGGAAAGCCGCTGTACCAATCGCATTACGCTTAGGAGGCGAAAAAATGAACGAAGTCTTAATGAAGTTCTGCCCAATTTGTAAGCGGTATTTTCCAGTCAAAGTTTACGACAAGCACATGGCAAAACACAACATTCCAACAAGCCTAGCTGCTGGTGATAAAAATGAAAGTGGAAAATAAAACAACCCTTTCTTTACAGCTTGACGACTTACTAAGCAAGCAGAGCTGGGAAGTCGAGTATGGAAGCCTCAACATGCCAATAAAACTTATGCAGCCATTAGAAGACTGGAAAGTCGAAATTAGATGGCTAAACGGTAAACACCCGTTCCACGGAAAATGCCAGCCTTCCCAACGGCTAATCACAATAGCCATAAACAAAAACATCACTTATCCATTTACAGTGGAATTTGCAGTCGGAACAAAGCAGGTCTTCCACCTGTTCTACGGCTACGAATATGTCATGGAAACAGTCGCTTTCAACAGCCCAAACGAGCTCGTCCGCTTTATTTTCTTGCACGAGTTCAGCCACCTCTTAGACTATCTACGAGGACTTAACATGCATAGAAAACAGACAAAGGCAAACCGCTTCGCCCTAAAACACTTCAAGAGGTGAAAAGTGATGCCCAAGTATTTAGTGGAAATAATCCTCGTAGTCAACGCCAAAGACTTAGACGAAGCCCGAAGAGTTGCAGACTACATCATAGACATTCCCATTCCAGACAAGAAAATCGAAAACGCAATAGAAACCCTGAGGTATGAAGAAATTGTCCAAATCAGAACCTAAGATCTGCCCCAACTGTCCCCTCATTTCTTTTCTGCCAATAATCATGGCTTCGAGAGTCTGCTACACACGACAAAAGGAGCCTTTAACCCCGCATAAAATCTGTCAAATGCTCCGAGCCTTCGCCAAACAACACCAGCTAACATCCGACGCCTGCCCCTACTTTTCCCAAAAAGAAACAATGGAGCGTTACTTAAGTGCCGAAGCAGAGACAGCCAGGTAAATTTTGGCCTTGGGTAAGACCTATGATTTGGGAGAAGGCTCAGGAGCTTTATCAGATGGAGCAAGCTAAAACTATGGGCAAGGATTTCAAGGGCATAACGGCGGAACGGAAAGAGCTTCGTGAAGGCGGATACTTTTACACAGCCAAACTGATTGTTCTGCGGAACCTTTGGCGAGAAAAGAAAGGCTTGCCCTGCATAGAAGAGGAGAAAGCGATGCATGCCTGTAATAGTGAATGAAGACGAAACTGACGCTCAGTATATGTGCGACATTTGCGGTGTTGAAATTCAGGACCAGACGGAAGGAACATGTTGCCCTACGTGTGGGCGGATTTTCTGTTTAGACTGTTCTGCTGACCATCCCATTACGAAAGTTAGGGTTAGAGAAGACGGTCCAGACTATAAGAAGGATGAGTATATGTGTGACCTATGCTATCGAGAATGGCGTAAAAAACATCCGCATCAGGTGAAGCTTGATGACTTTGTTTCAGGCAGGTGAAGTTGGATTATGCTTTTCAAAAGAAGGCACATTGAGCTAATCCTTGCCGGAAGGAAGACGCAGACACGAAGGCTCCCTGACAAGTCGGCAAACTACCATGTGGGGCGTGTTTACGGCATTAGAGACCGCTGGTTTAGTAAGCCTGAAGCGCATATTTTGATAACCCGCAAGTTTAGGCAGAGACTCGGAGACATAAGCCTTGAAGACGTGGGAAAGGAAGGATACAGCAGCCTAGAAGAGTTTCAGAGAGCTTGGGAGGAAGTCCACGGGCCAGGAGGCTGGAAGCCTGATTTGATAGTTACTGTCTACGAGTTCAAGTTAAAGGAGCGACGGAAATGAAGAAAACAAATATGTATCCTTTATCAGTAAAACAATGGAATCCGTTCTGTGGCTGTATGCATAAATGCATTTACTGCGAATCTAGTTTTCAGCGTCAACTAAAACGATGGGGAAAAGAAAAATGTTCCTTATGCTATGAATACAAGCCCCATGCTCACCCTGAGAGACTGAGCCAACCGTTGCCACGGACAGGTTACATGCAATTCATTTTCACAATTTCTAATGGAGATGTGGCTTTTTGCCCGACTGATTATCTAGGAAAAATCCTGGAAAGGATAGAGCGAGAGCCTAATAAAACGTTTTTAATGCAAAGCAAAAACCCACAAACATTCAACCGCTTCAAATTTCCAGAAAACGTCATCTTGGGAACAACCATTGAGACAAATCGGAACGAACTTTATGAAAACATAAGTAATGCTCCATTGCCATCACAGAGGTTCCAGGATTTCCTTCAAGTTAAGCATAAAAGGAAAATGTGGACTATGGAGCCTGTCATGGACTTTGACATTGACATCATAGTCTCCTGGGCTAAAATGCTAAATCCATGCATGATTTGGCTTGGATATGATTCTAAACAAAATTACCTGCCTGAACCAGAGCTTAACAAAGTTAAAATACTTAGTTGGAAGCTGAGCGAATTAGGTTATGTTGTAATTATGAAAACAATCCGTAAATCTTGGTGGGAAAATCAGTTATGTTCCTCTGACTTTTGCCACAATAGGTAA